GTTTAAACCCCACCGCACAAGATGGCTCGTCTTGCTTCTTGCCTTTTAAATGGCTCATTTAAAAGTTGTACTGTCAATAGTACTTAGCTGAATCGAATCAGCAAATTGACCTTCGTGTCTTTGAGTTAACCACGTTAATTAACTCAACCCTCTTTTGTGTTTATGTTCACTTGCCTCGTTTGATGTTTAATTGGACCTATCTTATAGGTCGAAAACCCGTATGAATTGTATATATGAATATTGAGATGGAAAAGGATGTAATCATCCCTGTAGTAATTCTGACCACTTTACACAGTAGAATATGGTAAATGGCACCACATGTTTAAGTCAGAGCAATAACCAATGCTCGATGTCCGCATGAAGTCTGGTGATCCTCACCTCTAGCTCTCCAAGATTAGCTTAGGTAGACGTAGATGTACGAACAGCCCCAACGGGTAGCATAAATTGTTTGCGTTGTTTGTATGGCGAAATCCTAAATCCGTGCATATAGAATCGGGAGAAAATGGACTGAGAGTTAGAAGAGTGTTTCACGTCCACCTGAAAACATGACTTACCCCCAAAAATCCCAAAACCCAACACGTCCCAACCAAAACATGCGTTCTTTAGCATCATCAAGCCCTTTATTGGATAAGAAGATCCAACGTCTTTTGTTTTCTGAGACACAACAGAAATTCAGTTGTCATTTTGACCTTTCGACTGCTTCAAAGCAGTACACACAGAATAAGGTCTTTAAGTCAATTCTGAATACCATTAATACAAACAATTTTGAAGATTTTCAGACTGTTGCAAAACAGTACACACAGAGTAAGATCTTCAAAAATAGTTTGCCTTTATTGAAGGAAGGAAATGACCTTCCAGTTGTTCAAGGATTCGATATTGAGTCCCAACTTAAGAACAACAAACCCAAACAAGTAATTTCTTATGAAGTATTTAAGAATGATATTCAGCGAATAACTCAATTACCTGTTTCAGATCCTATTCTCAAGGATGTTTATAAGAATTTCTTTAAGCAACCTACAAATGAGGATACAATTAAACCACAAGCTTTATTTAATGTTGGTTTAGACACTGAACAGTATGCTTCTTTTACTGGTTTAGTGGAACAACTTATGTCCACTTTGCGTCAATTTGGATCAACTATAGCGACTAGTGCTTCCACTGGTCTCAAAGTTGAACATAGTATTTCATCACAGCAATATTTTCCTGCACTTTTGTGCCTCGTTGCCTGTGTTGTCATTCCTGAAGTTGTCCGACTTGATAGCTCAAAACTTAAAATTTGCTTAATTGGAATTGGAATGATTTCAGCTTTAGTTGGTTTAGTGCATGCTTATGATTTTATCAAAGCGAAAGTAGCCAGAATTTGGCCTCAAAACAAATTAGATGTAGCTGATTTCTCCTTTTTAGGTGAATTTATGTTTAATGTACTCACTGCTGGTGCTGCTATTAAAAGCACGAAAAACACATGGGAAGCTTGTTCTAAGTTTTTATCTGCCAATGACGCTGGTTCTAAAAGAACAGCCAATTTGGTGGAACATTTGTTAACAACTTTCCAACGTATAGTTAATTTTATATGTGGTGATTTGATGGGTGTTAGTTCGCCCCAATTCGTTGATTTAGATGGTGATGTTTACAAACAATTTATTAAACGAGTTGTTGTTCTTGAGAAAGCACACATAGCTAATACTCTACCTTACACCACCGAAACTTATGACAACCTAGTTACTGAATATTACATTGGTCGTGGTCTTGTTGTTGACAATACAAACGGTCAACTTAGAACTGGTCTATCCATGCATTTAAATGCATTGGAGAAACTTATGGCTATTTATTCTAGTGGAACTAGTTTTAATCAACAATTGAGAGTTCCTCCTTTAGGAATTTATTTATTTGGTTCTTCAGGTACTGGTAAAACCTCCGTTGGAGGAATGTTGGGTGGCGAATTATATGCTTCCCGCTGTACTAGTGAACAATTTAAATATTTTGTTGATAAACCAGAGAAATTAGTTTATCCTTGGCCTTTAGGCGAACAATACGCAGAAGGTTATACTTTCCAACCTGTTGTTTCATTGGATGATTTATTCCAGTGTGATAATGAATTTGAAGGTTCTTCCTCTTCTGCCGGCTTGATTATTAAAATGATCAATTCCGCGCCCTTTCCTATAGCAAAAGCAAGTGTTGAAGCAAAAGGTAAATTTTACTTTAATGCACGTTATGTTATTGCAACCTCTAATGACGCTAATCTTCGACCTAGAGATGTTGTTAGCCCGGAAGCTATACAACGCCGCTTTAGAGTTATAGCTAAGGTTTATCCTAAAGAAGAATTTAGCTTAATTAAATCTACTGACGTCAATGTGCGTAGAATTGATAGAGTTAAAGCTGATGCCCATTTTAAGAATGGTGGTGCTTATACTGATGTGTATGAATTTGCCACTTATTATTCACAAGGTGGATTTTTAGTAGCCACAGGACAAACTTACGACTGGTCTCGTTTTATTACATTTTGTAGAGAACAAGATCAACTCAATATTGCAGCTGGCGAAAAATATTTAGCTCAATTCACTAGCAATAACGCTCGTTTGTTAAAGACGAAAGAAGCTTTTGAAAACAAGTTCCTTGTTGAAAACCAATATGTTCCTCCAACCACAAAACCTCAAGTTTCGTGGTTGTTCGGAGGCGGTTGGGAAACAACCAATCAAAGTGACAATAGAGATTATGGTTCTAACCCTTCACCTTCAACGCCAGAAGTGTCGTTACCTGTAACGCCTGACAGTGGAGAAGGAACGGGCTTCAATACACCTTTACGTGATGAAAGTGTCGAAATTATTGAATCAATTTCGGAACCTGATACAGCTATTTTCCAAGTACCAGTGAAGAAAGTCACGTTTGAGGAAGCGACCAAAATTAATGCTTTTAAAGCTTTAGGTTTTAATAAAGTACTTCGTGGTGATGAATCACCTGAGTACATTGAGAAATTACATAGATTGGCTGACAGAATAGTTAAAAGACCTATGAATTCGTTTACAAAAACGGAGGATTGGGGAGCAACAGACCCCTCATTTGCAGATGCCGCACGCAAGTTTTTAGGCATGTACAAACCCTTGTTTGTTGCTATGGAACCCGATATTTATGATGCCTTAGTGGAAAATTTCATTAAAGCACCCCATTATAAATATGATCCATTAACTAATGGTCCCAGTTTCTTTGCTTATATTATAGAACAAGGTCATACTGTGCCTGAAGAAGCATTCAATTATGTTCCGTTGGAAACTGGATGGCTGGACAAAGTTATATTTACTGCTGATAGACTGATTCAGAATGGTTTGCAACTTTTGATGGATGGACGTAAGTCTTTATTGACCAAATTTCCAACATTGTATGCAGCTTTAAGTATTATGTCATTAGTGGCTTTATTAACAGCCTACTATGTTGGCATTTATAAAGTCACCAAGTTTTTAACCTCGTCAGTTTCTTCTTACTTTAGTAAGGACAAGAATGACGAAAAGAGCGAAGATGAATATGAAGTTGACTTGTCAACTACTAGTCAATCTGGCAACCATCATGTTAAAGGAAAACGGCACAAAGTTAAACTTATTCGTAGAGCTTCATACCGGGATCCACAGGAAACAACAACGCAAAATAGAGATTTCATTCCTCCTGTTGAATATAAGGAGAAGGGTGTCAAAAGTAACAATACGGAAGCTTTTGTTTCACTCTTGAGAAATAATTTTGTTAGTGTTTTTGTTAAACGTGGTTCAACTTGGTATGATGTTGGCTCAGGTTTGTTTATTCATGGAACTAACTTAGTTTTACCCGCACATTATTATTCCAAGTTTTTGAAATATGATGATGACACTAAGTTTTTACTGGTTTCAATAGGACAAAATGCTTCTGATATAGCTCATTCAGGTTATTCAAAAGAAGAGTTCTTGAAAACACCTCCTACGTCTATTGATGTAGTTAAAGATTTATGGTGTTTCCCTATTGGAACAGTGTCACATAGAGATATAACAGACCACTTTTTAACAGAGAAACAAATTCTGGACTTGTTTGAACAAAACAAAACACTACAAGGTGAATTCTTCGTCCCTCGCGGAGAAGAAATATTTGTAGATAAGACATTTGTATTTAAGAAAGGAGCAACCAAATACCAAAGTGATGGTGTGAATTATGATTTGCATCTACCTATTGGTTATCAAGCAACCACTGAAGATGGTGATTGTGGCTCTTTATTGATGTTAGACAATGGAAGTAAATCTGGTATTATCTTGTCAATGCATGTAGCATTGTCAGGTTACAGTGATGCTATTGGTACAGCTTTGACCCAGGAATGGGTTAAAAGCAAAAGACCTCTCAAACCCAATGTTAGAGATTTGGTCTCACCTTTAGCTGGTTCAACAGGTGAAACTTTTATGGATTTTAATGTTGTAAGAAGATTAGGTACTGAACCTGGTTTTCCACGTGTTAAAACGAGTTCAAAGACAAAGCTTAGACCTACACAAGCTAATATAGATAAAGTCCTTGGAGAATCATCTAAGAAACCTGCTGTTTTAGCTCCAATTGTTAAAGATGGTGTTCTAATTAACCCTTATGACAAATCACTTGAAAATTTCACTGGTCCAAACATTGAAATTCCCGAGAAGTTATTGCGAACAGCAGTTCTTGATTACCAAAAACGTATTATCCACTATGTTCATGCAGAGAAAACTGTTGGTAAGAGAATATTAACCTTTGAGGAAGCTGTAACTGGTGTTAAAGGTTCAAAGTATTGCCGTAGAATTGCTACTAATACTTCTGCTGGTTACCCATGGTCTACCATGACAACACTTAAAGGTAAGAAAGAATTCTTTGGTGAAGGTGAATTTCTTGATTTAACCACTCCTCTCGCTTTGATGATGAGAGAAGTTGTGGAAGAAATGATAGAGAAAGCCAAACAAGGAATTCGTTCAGCTGTCATATGGTGTAACAACCTTAAAGATGAGCTACGTTCTTTGCAAAAAGTTGAAGATGTTAAAACTCGTTTATTTAGTGGTAGTCCTTTACATTACACTATAGTTTTTAAAATGTTTTTCGGAAGCTTTGCAAGTGCTATGATGCAACATAGATTGGTCAATGGTAGTGCTGTTGGTATTAATCCCTTTGATGAAGAAGAATGGAGAAGTTTGTTCAAACGCATTACTTCAAAAGGACCTCACGTAGTAGGAGGCGATTTTACCTTATTTGATGCGACCCAATCCGCCTGTGCACTCAATTCTATCGTAGATATTATTAATGCATGGTATGATGATGGTGATGAAAATGCTCTGATTCGTAAGGTTCTTTGGGCCGAAGTTTCAAACTCATTCCATGCTCACGGAGAATTTTTACTTGAATATGATCATTCTCTTCCTTCTGGACATCCACTTACAACTATTATCAACTCTATGTATGTAAATATTGTCATGCGTATAGCTTGGATTATTTGCCACAATTACAACACTGAATCAATTGAGAAATTTGATGAAGAAGTTGAATTAATTGCAAATGGAGATGATAATTTACTCGGTATTTGTTCAAAAGTAATTGAGATATTTAATTACCAAACTATACAACAATCATTGTCTACAATTGGTTTATTCTATACTGATGAAGCTAAATCTAAAATTTTACCATTGTCAAAAACAATTCAAGAAGTTACTTTTCTCAAACGTGGTTTTAGACTTACAAAACAAGGCGAAATCTCAGCACCTATTGATTTAGAAACTATTATTTCATTGTGCTACTGGTATAGAACTGGTGAAAATCCTGGTATGTACGAACGTGTTCATGAAAATTTAGTAAATGCTATGCGTGAATTATCACATCATAGTCCTGAAGTTTTCGAATGTTATAGCAATAAGATTAGGCGCATTAGTGATCAACACAATATGCATCTTCCTTATCGTAATAGAGAAGAATGGCGAGAAGATGCCAGGGAATCATTTGAAGCCTCTTTTGATAGAAATCCCAACATTGTTGTACAAAGTTCTGGAATTGGTACTGAAATGAATGATCTTGCTCCTGAAGGTCGTTCAAACACGGTTATGCTCAATGATACCGAAGCCACTGAGTATAAACCAATTGTTTTTCGTTCTATGCAAACTGGTTTAGAAGCCGGAACTAAAAGTGTCAAGAAGAATGATATACAGGAATTTTTAGCATGCCCTATGTTATTAGCTACTATTTCTATGACTTCAGCTTATGCAGCCGACACTTCGCTAGGTTCACTTGAAGTTCCTTTTGATCCTGCTTTCCCTGTTCCTTTGGCTGAAGTTAAAAATAAACTTAGAGGTTATGGAGGTTTTACTGGCAAATGTCGAATCACTATACAAGTAAATGCTGACCCTATGACACAAGGTATGCTTTTATGTCATTATATTCCTATGGCTAGTAGTAATTCATTGATTGATAACCACAACTCTAGTTTAGTAACTAAAACTCAACAACCTCGTGTTGAATTGAATTTTGCAAAACAAACTTCTGTAGATATGGTTTTACCCAAAGTTGGTCCTATGCCCTATTATGACTTGCTCACTGGAAATGGAGCCTGGGGAACTTTGTATTTCACTGTTTATTCTCCTCTTATAGGTAATTCTGTCAACTTTACTGTATGGATGTCCTTTGAGGAAGTTGAACCTGTTATAGCTACTAGTATTGTGCCTCAAATGAAAGATCCAAGTGCCAGAGAAAAGAAAGCTTCTGGCAAAGGTCCAATATCATCATCAATCAAAATGGTTGGTGGTGGTGTTTCCCAAGTTTTGAGACATGTTCCTGGTTTAAGTGTTGTGGCGGGAGTTACTGATATGGCTTCAGAGATATTGTCTGGTGCGTTTTCATTATTCGGTTTTTCTGATGCAATTAACAATAGCCCTGATGAAGCAACTACTAGCTCTAGTGGTAGGTATAGGTTGACAGCTGATGGTATATCTAATGCTATCCCTATGGGACTGACAATGACGAGTCAACTTACCCACCTTCCTGGTTTTGATGGAGGAGAAGAAGACCAATTAGCTTTGAATTATGTGAAGAAGAAATTTGCTTGGTTTATGACTATCAATTGGGCGACGTCTGCGGCTACTGGTACAATATTAGCAACCACACCTGTTAGTCCTATGTCTTTTATGAAGAACGTTGTTGTAGATGGTATCACATTTACTGATTTAACACCTGTTGCTATGATAGGTTCATTCTTTAGAAGATGGGCTGGTGGCTTTATTTTCCGAATCATTTTTGTCAAGACCAAATTCCAAACAGGTCGTCTCCAGGTTGCCTTTGTCCCTACTGATGGAACCCAACCAACAAATTTAGGTATGGAATCTTATGCCTCCAAGGTAGTAATTGATGTTGAAGAAAACACAACTGAAATTTTGTTACATGTTCCTTATGTGAGTTTGTATCCTCTGCTTAGAGATAAAGATGTTATGGGTACATTATTCTTTAGTGTTGCAACTCCTCTGAGAGCCTCAACAACTGTAGCCAATAATATTAATGTTATTGTGGAAGTATGTGGAGATGATGAATTGCGTTTTGGCAGTTTGTCTAGAAGAATCTTAGTTCCAGCGAAAATAGTTCCTTCGACTGAAGAACCTAAGAGACTACCTCCTGCCAGTTTTGTTCCTGATATCAGAATTAAACCCCAAGCTGGTAATGTACCTGATGTTGGCACTAGCAACGCTGAAAATTTGGACCAAGAAACTAAAATGGTTGAAATTGGAAATGGTACTTCACCTTCTGATGAAGGAGCACGTGAAATGTATTGTTTAGGAGAGACTTGTCTTAGTTTTAGATCACTTCTCAAACGATTTTCTGGTGTACAAGGCTGGGTCTCTAACCCTGAAACTTTTTACAAAACTATGTCTATGTATCCTTACACCTTTGGTGGTCTTAAATACACTGTCGGTGGAGGTAGTACTCAGAGCACTTGGACTCTTGACTATTTGTCTTCAATTGCTCCTGGATACTTGTTGTATAGAGGTTCTATTTCTATTATGTTTACTGGAGATGCTTTGAAGAAAATTCGAGGAACTGGCAACTTGGCCAGCGCCCAAGCTCGTGTTTCTATAGCTTGTGATGGAGAAGACCTAACTTTGCCTATGCAAGGACTCAATTTAGCCAAAGAGTATAATAATGGCTCGATCTGTGAAGATATTGGAACATATTCTTCAAACCTCACAGTGAGTTTGCCTGCTTGGCAAACAACTCACTCTAACTTGGTTAAGATTAGTTATGATGATTCTGTTCCAATTGTATTTGATAAAACAACGAGTGACCTTAACTTGTTGTTCAGTTATAGCCAAGGAATTGACTTGACCCAACTTAGCATTTATCGTAAAGCTAATGATGACTTTTCTTTTGGTTTCTTTATTGGTTACCCCAGATGTCAAATTCTGAAGGGACCTGTTAATTATGCATATGAAGAATAATATTTGTTTGTTCAATTGTTTTGTTCAATTCTCTGTTTAATTTATTTATATTTATATTGTGTTTGTTTATTGGGCTATAAACAAATTTTACCCGCCACGGCGTTTACTTCCCGTGGGGTCCACGGGTGTTAAACGTTCTCTTACTTGAGATATT